AGTCTTGGTGTTGTCAAACTCTACAGTGGAACCTTGGCTAATGCTACGGATAGTCTCTTTGGCCATCCAGGTACGGGCAAACTTGATGGCATTGATCATGGTGTCAATCTCTGTAATGGTCCAACGCCCTTGGATGATAGCGCTGACGATTTGCTTGGAATCCATTCTCTGCTCCTTTGTGTGTAAGTGTGTATTATAGCAAAATACCGAATTTTGATCAAGTAATACCGAAGTATTAATATTGGTTCAGTGCAGGCTGAATTTCGGCGATCACGCTACGTTCGAATGCGTGAGCGTCCAATCGACCACGTACTACAGCCAACACATCCATTTCAAATGCTTCGGCACCGTGTTCACGTATGCTACGGCATAAATTCCAATCCTTGCCCTCGGTCAGAGCGCGGCGGATATGCTTTTGCATACGAACTTTAAGTGCCTTTTTCAATTGTTGACCGCATACAGTAATACCTACATAAAACTCGCCTGTGTTAGTATTCGCTAACATATAGACAGCGTGTTTACGGTCGTTTCTGGCTTTGCGTTTCATCATAATGTAATTATAACACTAAAATGAATAATGAGCAATGCCTACCCGTATTAGTAAGGTAGTACTAAGGTAGTACTAAGGTAGTACTAAGGTTTTACTTTTTGAGCTTGATAATTGTGTCGGTTTCCGCATAATAGCTAACATAGCGGGGACCTTGCTCTCCGTTGCGCTTCAAAAATGCTTCTGCTTCGGAGCGGCTGTTGGCCTGGACAATAACCATATTGCTGTCTGTTTGGGAATAGTCGAGACGGAAAATGTAGTATGTCATTTTGGACTCATTTCTTACTAGGCTTTTAGTATAAGCGATATTGAATTAAATGTCAATCAAAATTTATACTACTAAAGTGTTAGTTCAATAATCCAGCAATATACACTAATCCGCAAAAAATATTAAGCACCCAAATACTAGGTTGCCGCCATAACACCCCTACCCAAGTCCATAGCATACAGCCTGCTAGAAATAAGACTTTGTTAATGGGATTGACATCAAAGGCAGTAGTCAAGGTAGCCAAAATAACTACCACCATGGCTAGCCATTTTAGATAAAAATCAAGATTTTTCAAATTCTCTCGCAATATAATAAGAAATCATTTTTCGATCAATGTTAGTAGGCAAATCGACATAAGGTTCTTCTACAATGAATCGAAATTTACATCCATCCCAACTACGGGAATTGATATATGTAAAATATGCACGACGATGCTCTTCATTTTCGGCATCAAAAATCGTATGCGGGCGAGTATGTTTTACAAAAGTTTTGAGCATTTTGAATCATTAAAAAGTTATTGATGCTGCGTATTGTACAAAAATACGGTATTGTTGTCAATGCAAGGTGTGTGTATCATGCAACCCTATACCAAATAGTTTCATAAGTTTCAGAACTCCATCACTGTGAACAACGGATTCATCTTCGGGACACATTAATGTTTTCAAATTGCCATCCGCATCCACTACAAACACATAATCATTTGGATCAATTGATTCAATCGATTCTTCGTCGATACCAATCAAATCAACAATATTTGGTTCTTGTTTCATTTTTTTGTTTCTCCAATTTTTTAAAATATGTATTTGCTTTTCGAACCAGTTTTAAAACTACTGGGTCGTCTTTATCAAATGCATTCACATACATTTTATAAATTCTAGTAGATGTTATTTTTCTTTTATAAGGCTTAAGTTCGACTACGGCATTTGCTGCCGCCGTCCAAGCATACGCATCCACTTCATCACTATCACCTAGATAATTTTGCAGATCACGCTTTGATTTATTTTTATGTTTGCTAACATACGGGCGATTCATATTAAAATTTCTTCGTCTGAATTGATTCATATGAATAAATTCGTGCCCGAGTATAGTTGCAAAATCAATACAAAATTCAGCCCATCTATCTAATGAAATGTGTTTTTCATCAAATATCACTGCTTCCCACATTTTATGAATAGAAACTTCTATATCTATAGGGTTTTCCGATTCGGAGTCTAATTCGGCATCGTATAAACCTGCAATTTCTATTATCGACGAAGGATATACGTTTAATGTTCGATTAATTCTTATATTGCATTCCGTGTAAGGAACAGCTTTTTTTAAAAAGTATAAAAACTGACGATCCGTTAATTGTTTATTGCGTAGTTTATCATACGCACCAAATAATCTAGTCAACAGATCAAAATAATTCATTATCTAAATAATATAAAAGCCATTAGTACTGCTTGACACATAAACCCAATGCCAACGGTAATAATATTTAAGTAATCTTTAGAAATTATTGCTTTTCCGAATAATAATCCCAAGCTCGCATAGATAAACAACACCAGATCCACATTGGGCGGTTTATCTGCTATCCCGCTCATATATGCCAGCATACTAGGAACCGTACTGAAATGCAGAGTGACGGTGGCCATCCAATTTAATGTTTCTGCTGTAGTTTTTTTGAAATATCCGATGAAGTTTTGTTTTACTAAAACAATAAATTTTTTAATAGAGTAGTTCATAATTTACTTGTAAAAAATGTGTTGACCGATTTGACCTACTTTTTGTCTATCCCAATGAGGGTTTACATAAGATGCATGATAGTACATAGCATCGTTCAACCCTTGTAATCTAAAGTTTTCTAGTAGAACTTTTTTAGCAACTTCTTGACTTTCTTTATACCAGTCTTCCCTTACTGATTTTACCTTGTACGTTCCTTCACAGACCCAGCTAAATTGACAAATAACTTTTTCGTATATAATATTTTTTTGATATACAACTCCGCATATACCATTACCAAATCGTTTGGATTCTGCACGATTTAAGGTTACTTGTGCAACTGCAACCTTGCCTTCGAATGGCTCAGACGCAGCTTCCCAATAAATATTTTTAGACAAGCAATCTAATTCTTTTTCTCGTTGGGCTGCGGTAACGATCTCAATATCATTATTTTGAAAGATCGATTGATTAAGTTTGTATTTTACTGATTTCATGCCAACTGATACCATGATAATAGTGGCAAGTAAAATTAGAGCAACTTTTACTGATATTATGACCCCATTATAATATCGTTTCGATATAGCTGTTGAAGCCATATTTGTGTTCTCCTTTTTATGAGTGTTAGTTATATAATCAAAATTACAAATAGTTAACTACGCGGATAACCATATAACTGCGTATATTATAGATGATAATTTGAATTTAATCAATGATTTTACACCAATCCGGTGATTTTGCCGCCAATCGACGACACCGTATTAGAATTCATTACATAGTTCATCAAATTCTGAGCAACATTACCTGCCGCATTGGGTTGGCATAGTTGATACCAAAAATAGTCGGCGCCTACACCATTTGCATCTAATGTATACGTAGGCAAAGATTCTGTAAAGTTCAATAGTTGTCCGTTGTCGTTATATGAAGATGCTACAAAATTTGCTTTGTTATAATTTGTGTGTTCGCTTTCTAAGTGACTGCACACAAATGTGTAATTAGAATTGATCTTATTAACTATGGCGGCCATTTTAGGATCAGCCGCAATGGTATTTAATAATGCAAAATACGCAGATTGGCTAGCTAAACAGTTGGCCTGATCACCGATAGATAGATATCTACTGATTTCAGATAGTACTGTAGTTATTTGCGGACCGTAAGATGTTGCAGCTAACTCTGCTAATCCCTCATTGACATTCTCTAATAGATTTGCATAATATCCGGTTGCAGTACCGATTACATTTAAAATACTAATAGGCTGATTAGAACCCACATTAGCCGGCAAAAATGTACGTAAAGCTGTGATAAATTCCGGAGATAATAAACTAGTATCGCTGTTTAATTGCTCGATTGAGTCAGCAGTAGAAGATTGTATGCTAACTATAAATTGCGAAACTTGCGACCCTAATGTAAATGTTGATCCGGGATTTTTTAGATTCATATCCGTCCCAACATCGGCTAAACTAGCAAACTTGCTATCGTTTGCTTGACCACTGGTTATTTCTATACTTGTATAGCTTAACGGAGATTTAAACAACTTTGCAGGTACTGTTGTTTGCAATACTTCTTGAATAGTTGTTAAATCATTGGGGTCCGTAATAGTTTCCAATATCGAATCGATTTGTTTGGTCTTCTCTAAATCCCATATATTTGAATAAGATATTCCCACAGAATGCAATAGGTTACTTAAATTACCAATAGCACCTAACCCATGATCTATCATTGACTTTGCTACAGCATTTGACGTCCCGAAGTACCCCAGTGGTATGGTTTCAACTAATACACCTAAATTATTAAATGCCGTGATCAACGCACTACCCGATTTGTAATTACTCCATCCGTGGGTAACTAAATCATTGTAACTGCTAACCCCATGATATTGTAAATTTTGATTTTCGCTGTTCACTAATGCACTGTTATATTTGTTGGTATTATTCACCCAATTGAGTAATTGATTAAATGCATTCATTGCATAATTATTATACCAATATTGACCGCCGGTCAATCTTGTAGTTTGCAAATCTACATAATACACAAAACTTCCTGGCATAGTATTCTGAAAACCCTCGGGTACTACACCAGTTATTGCAGGTATCGCACTATTGGCTCCAAATGTTGTTTTTTGTGGATTAGTCCAATAAGTTCTAAGATAGCCTGATAGCCAAGGCACAATTTTTGTGCCTAATGGATATATCGGATATTGATGCCCCGTAACTGTGTTTGTTGCAGTTCCTGTTGGTGCAACCACATTTTCATTACTGTCTATGCATTTATAATCAAATGCATTGTTTTTGTTAATTAGATAATTATCACCTAAGGCAGTTGCCACCATATTACCCAATGACGATATAGTTCCAGCATAAACACCACTATATCCTTCATGCCATTGATTAGTTATATTGGCCAATAGTGCGGGGTCGAAAGCCAAGTTTGCATTAAAGGTGCTGTTCCAAGATTTTTGTGTTATGGTGGCAGGTTGAGGTTTAATTACTGGACCATTGTCAAGAATATCATTTATTGTAGAAGAATAATAGCTCATTGATTTTTACCTAAAATATTATATGCCGGCGCCATTATTAAAATCTACATCACTACCAGACGATACTACTCCGTTGGATACTTTTGCAGCATAATAAACCCACGTAGCAAAAGGTAATTCGGATCTTTTACCTATAAGTGCATATTCGTATACGCCAGGAGTCGAAGTTTGACGATAGATGTAAATATCGTCTCCTATCGCATAATATCCGAGACCAGTAATAGTTTTACTAATATCCGGTTGTCTTGGCAGACCCGATCTGGGATCGATAGTTAAAGGACTTTGCGGTATACTGTCTGAAAAGATTCTCATGGCATTTAAAAATCTTTGATTAACATCAAATGCTCGTGGGGTACCATCCACTAGATATTTCAACAATGCCAATTGCAAAGGAGATAATGTAGGGGTAACTACTGGATTAATATTAGGCACGGTTGACATTTATGATCACCCGTTGGCTGCAGCACCGGCCACCAAGCCTAGTATGCTGCCTTTGCCAAAAATAACATTACTACTTGCAGTCATTACAGTATGACCGCATAGTCCTATAGATCCTTTGCGTAAAGGTATTTGATTATTAACCATAACACCACAGTCAGAATCTACAGTGGGACCGAAACAATGCGTAGGCGGACAATTTGCTACTCCGCAACAAGGATGCGGCGTATAGATACATCCCAATAATGCCACTGGTCTGCCATTTACAATCACATTGGAACTAGCAGGGGCAGTTAATAACCCCCCTGGTCCTAAAATATCACCTACTCTTGCTGCTCCTGACATGTTAATCTCACTTAATAATTGAGCCGCCGTTTACTGGTGCAATACCTGTAGTAGTTTGTATATAATGATTTTCCATCTCTTTTATCGTCACAGAATGTATCATTACATGATCGGTTCTTAGCTCTATATTTTTATTTATATCCCCAGTAAATAGGCTTTGTATTAACCCTATACCTTGAGCACTAGGCACTACAGTGCAGGGTCTATTAACGATCCAGCCTGTCATTGACGTTTCGACTATTTTAGCAATTAATTCATCACCATTTACTAATTTAAATGAAACAACATCGTCTTTATCGTACTTAGAGTTATTGTTAAACAGCATTTGCTCGCTCCATTAATTCGCTTTCGGTTAATTTGGAAAGTCCTTGATATCCGCCCTGTACAAATAACTTGCCATCTTTATAAAGTTGCGGTACTGTTCTATGGCCTTCGTTTACGATGAATTGTCGTGCATCTGGGTTTTCATCCACTTTAATTTCTTCGTACGAAATATTTTTTAATTTAAGAAGATTTTTTGCTTGATCGCAAAAAGGGCAATTGTTTTTTGAATAAATTGTTATCACGTGTTAATTCCTTATTATGTAATTAGTGTAAAATGTCGCCGCAATTAAATTTCAGGAAGTTCATCATAATTAAGTTGATCGGTCATAACACCAATTACATAATTAGTGCTTTCATTTTCTTGCAATGCGGTTTGTTTTTTACTAGTATCACTATGTTTATTAAACCAAGGGATAGGTGTATTCTTTGGTGCAGGTAAATGATATTTAATACCGATTTCTTTTAATGCAGTCGCTGCAGTATAATCTACAAACTCTTTAAGAATAGACGGCCCTAATCCAATAACCGGACCTTTATGGAACAAATAATCGGCCCACTCTTTCTCCTCACGAATAACATCTAAATACATGGCATACACTTCGTCTTTACATTCTTGTGCAACCCTAGCAAACCTAGCATCTTCTTTTACTACTTGATTAATAATATATGCCGTCCACCCCTTATGCAACATTTCATCCTGAAGAATTAAACTAATGATATTGCCATTACCGATAAAAATCTTATTTTCTACCATTGCCAGACTTGTAGCAAATGATACCATAAATCTAAAGGCTTCTAATGCATAACTAGCATTAAGAGCCAACCAGATTGCTTTAATGTGGGATTCCTCACTGACGGTTCTTGGAGATACTTCTTTAAAACAATTTAGTTGATGCAAGTCGTCATAATACTTACCAACACTACTAGCCATGTTTACGATTTCTTGTGTGTCATGTATAGTATTGAATACCGCTTTTGGTACATTATAAATGTTACGAATGATGTGACTATAACTGCGACTATGAATATTTGTTTCAAAGAATGTCCAATTATATACAAGTGCTTCTAATTCTGGTAAACTTACAACAGGTGTAAAGATTTGACTGGGACCGCGACCTTGCAAACTGTCTAATGCTGTTTGACGTAATAGGTTGCTAGTGAAGATATGTCTAACTGTATCACTAGCATCCTTGAAGTCGCCGGCGTCTTTAGTTAAACTGATTTCTTCCGGAACCCAAAAGAATCCACGTGCGGTTTGTTCAAAGTCAGCGATTTTTTTATATTTCACCTCTTCAAACCTTTGTATTACCACCGGTCCTTCGGGATCCAAAAACATTTTTCTTGTTAGATAGTTTGGATTTTTTGACAAATCATATTGTGCTCTACTCATTTATTTCCTTATTGATGTTTATGGAATCTAGATAATCCCATATTATTAGTTTCTTTTTGACACACTACGCAAGATACTCTGGTTCGGGCAGGATTATTATTTATAAAGTAACATTCGCCATTTTCAATCTGTTCTTTCATCCATTCTGAGTGCTTAATACCATGTTGCTTCTTCCACTCAGGATCAACGAAATGATGCGTACCTGCCTTAACTCTATCAGATGCCACACTGGTGCCGTCAGGGCGTTTTAGTAAATTATGTTTTCCCTCCGCAACTAACCTTTTAGTTACCTTACCACCTAAGTTTGCTTTTGGAGGATCATTGACAAAATTGTGCGTCCCATTATCTATTCTTTTCTGTGCATTTTCTTTTCCAGCATCTCTCAGTTTTTCAATGGCAGATTCAGTGTGTTTATATCCAGAATTATTGCCTCTACCACCATTGGTAGAATTTCTCAGTATCCCCGTACCCAAATCTTTTCGTCCATATTGTTCAATTAGTTCCGATTCATAATCGTATGCTTCTTCTTCATACAAACAATCTCTTAGAATGACTATTTTACTTTTATCTTTCGGCAAAAGATTAGTTCCATTCGTTCCCGTATGTGATTTCCATGCTCTATCGTTACTGCCCTTACCAATGTAATAAGGTGTTAGGTCTTCTCGTAGATATGCGTAAACATAAAATATATTTTCCATTATTTCTCCTAATGCATAATACTATTTATCATTTACGCTTCATATCGTTGAATAGTTACTCAAAGTTTGCATGCCTCACAATCTTCCATGTCGTCAAAATCAATGACTTCTAGTGGTGCTTCAATATCATCTTGTACTTTGGCTCCCTGCTTATTAATAAGTGAGTAATAAAAAGTTTTGGTTCCGTAATAATGTGCCATCATCAAGTTTTTAGCAACCAATGTCGTTGGAACTTTTCTGTCAGGAAAATGTGCCGGATTGTAGAAAGTATTTACAGATATTGCCTGATCCACATATGCTTGTAATACAGCCGATGTTTTTAGATACCCGACACAATCTGTTTGATCCCACATCAATTGATATTTGTTTTTCAATTTGTGATATTCTGGAACAACTTGTGTAAATGATCCTGCTTTGCTTTCTTTAACTGTAATTAAACTCATTGGCATTTCTATGCCGTTAGTACTATTAATAACGACACTACTAGATTCTACAGGAGCAATCGCCATTTGTGTAGCATTACGGACACCATATTCTTTCATCTGAATTCTCAGTGATTCCCAATCCAATTCCGGTGCAAAGTTTGCTAGTTCATTTACACCTGCGGCACGTACTTCCCACGGGAATGTACCTTGTCCATATCTAGTTTTGTCACTGTCTAAACATTTACCACGCTCTTTTGCTAACTCAACCGATGCCTCTGTTAAATAGTAGGCTTGATGTTCCATCCAAGTTTTTACATCTTGCAACGCATCTTTATCACCATACTTATAATCTCGCTTGGCGTGCCAATACGCTAAGTTAGTGACACCAATACCTAGCGGACGGATTTCGTCATTGCTTAATTTACTTTGGATACTTAGAAAATCTTGATAGTCCAAAATATTATTGAGACTGCGGTGAAGAATACGACAGGCACGACGCATATCTTCCGGGTTACGGAAGGCACCCCAATTGATAGAGCCGAGTGTGCAAAGAGCCACTCTGCCCTCCGCTTCATCAATCTCAAAATATTCGTATTCATCATCTAACTCTTCGGGTAGATATTCTATTTCTTCATATAGTTCGTTCATTATTCATCTACCTTATCTTCCTGATGTTAACAATGTCATTTGATTTTGTTTTCATAAACTCGTCTACATTGGACTTTTTAACTCTAATCAACTTTCGTTCAGAATTCATTCGCTTGAAACTCTTGGTGGGCAAAAGGATTTCGCAACATAAATTCGACTGATAAATCTTATGATATTCAGGATCAAACGGACCTTGATTCATTACATTGTCTATGAACACAAGATAGATACGTCCGGTGTCTGTACGTTCTTTTAAAATGCCGCCTTTGAATACTTCTTCTGCTGACATAACTTTTTTACGCAAGCCCGATTGTTTTTCATATTTTGTATATAATTGTTCAAACAACTGAGTATCTCTGTAAAATGCTTCGTACAAGTCAGGTACTTCGTTGGGATCAAAGAAAGTAATATTTTCTTTATTTTTAAAGCGGCGCCAAAAGAAGGCACTTAATACAACGCCATAGTCCATATGACGTACACGTGTTTCTTCCGTACCTTGATTATTCTTTAGAACGATAAGATCATCAAATTGATGATGCCAAATTGGATAAAATACTGTGGCGCTGGCATTACGTATACCACCCTGACTACAACTTCGTAGATCGCCGAACCATTTCTTTAAGAATGGTATCATACCTGTATGCATAATTTCCCCGCCACGAATAGGACTACCAAGCGGACGTAAGCGACCAATCTCTAATCCTATGCCAGCACGTTTGCTGGCATACTTGGCCATCATTTCGCCCGAAGCAAAGATACTATCAAGATTGTCGTCACTGCGAATGAGAACACAACTGCTAAACTGTTTAGTTGGAGTTCCAAGGCCAGCAAGCACAGGAGTAGCGAGAGTGAAAAGACCATCGGACGCCGCATGGTAATACTCTTTAATGTATCGCATCCTTGCTGTGTTAGGTTCTTCTTTGTGAAATACTGTTGCAGCCGCGACCATATATCTAATTTGGGGAGTTTCATATGTTTCCTTAGTAGCACGATTTCTAACTAGATATTTTTCAATTAACTGTTCAATCGCAGCATAGCTATATTGTTCGTCCTTCTCATGGTCCAACATGGCGTTCATTTTATCCCAGTCTTCTTTTGTATACCACTCAAGAAGTTCAGGAGTATATAATCCTACGCTTACATTTTTTTTAACAATCTCATATATGTGTGGTACTTCGTAGTCGCCGTAGACATCTTTGCGTAACATACTAAGACGTTGTTTACCGGCCACATATTGATAATTTGTATGTCCTACTTCGGGGTTATTTTCTACGTCGATTAAATCGACTATAGCTCGCAGTGTTATTTCATCTATTTCTCGTGTAGTGATATTATCATAAAATTGAGGATGACTTTTAATTTCGATCATACTCTGACTTACATCTGCTACACCTCTACAAACTTTTTGAACTTGTGCTTGCCACTTTTCAACCGACAATGGTTCTTTATTGCCTGAACGTTTTACTACTTGAATCATTTATCTTGAACCTATACTTATTATATTATTTTATCAAGACCCAAATCCGCTATGGTTATGGTTCTTTTTAATTTTAAGTTTTTATTGACTTGTGCTTTATTTAATACCGTGTCATGTTCCATATTAAGAACATATAATCCTTGGTTAACAAAGACTAAATTATACTGTTCATTAGTTGATGGGTCAACAAATATTTTTATTTCTAACTCAGGCTTATGTTCGCTTAGATATAAAGTATATACTATACCTAGTGCAATTGCAAGAGTACAGTAATAATTTTCAAAAATTAATTCCCAAGGACCGGGCCACAGGGAAATATCATCCAAGCTAAGATAATGTTTTTGATATGGAGTATAACTCCACATATGTTCGGTTTCTTTAACTGCATCAGCCAAAGATAAGCCAGAAATTTTTGTTCTAAATTCTTGCCATAACCGAAGTCGGTGGTATGGCATCTCGTTCCAAAAAGTATTCAATTTTTACCAGGTAAAATCAGATTTTGTAAATTTCATATCTGCCGAATTACCGGCAGTTGTTGTTGCTACCAGCACCGCAGTGTTACCATGCATCACTGCCCCTAATATAATACCTATATTAGTGGATTCAACATAGTCATCTCTGGTTGAAACATAAGTACCATTATGTGCAATAAAAAAATTCCCTGCTCTAAAATCAGAGTCACGTTTGATTGTATAATTTATAACTGCGGCAGGTTCATCAATCCCGAATGATACCGGTATGGTATTGACAGTCACATTGGCTAGTGTTACCCCTGCACTGATGCTATCGGTGTTTTGTTGGACATTGGCACCATAGTAAATGTTCACATTGGCATTACCGCTAGTAATATCCTGCTGTGTAATCACCTTAACTATGGACCCAGGATTAACTGCCTCAGGATCGGACCCTACACCGATATATAATTCATGTGTATCTACACACCAGCCGAATTCGCCACCGTCTAATTGCGATAAATCGTCCTTGATACCCCTACGAGTTTTAACTTTGCTAATCTGTGTTACGGCCATTTTTTTATTACCTTAATAGTTATATTTATAGTGATTGATAATACTGTTCTACTCTTGCGAGCCAGTTTTCTGTCCACATCGAAAATTCGTCACCCTCAATGACAAATTCTTGGTAATTACAATCGGCACTGCACATTAAAATAACACCTTGATTTATAGTTGTACCATATGTTTCATTATGCGCCAATGCATACGCAGTCAGCTGAAGAAAATAATCCTCAATCCATTCGCGTTTTTTAAGTTTATTTGTTTGTTTAAAGTCTAAAATTGCTGGGTTTCCGCGCCATTCGGCAATACAATCTGTCGTACCTGCATACAATCCTTTACAGTATAAAGGAATCTCTACTCCCCAATATTCAGTGACATTTTTGCCTAATCCGTCAAAAATGATAGTATTGGCCATACTGTGACTTTGTTTACTAAAAGGATTAGATCCGGGTTGGCCCAAGAATCCATCTTTAATATAGTCTTCA